GTATGTGGAGCGCAAGGCTGGCAGCACGGATGAGTATGAGCGTGTGAAACGTACCAAGTTCAAGCTCTACCCGAAGGAAGCAGCTCTGGACAAGATGGCCAAGCATCTGGGCATCAAGGGATTTAGTAATCCACTGACAGCCAAGGTTGGTGTGAAGATGCAGAGCAACCCTGATGGCACTTTTGAAGCTGCTGTGTTGTTGCAGCTCAGTGATGAAGAGCTTGAGCGCATTGCTGCTGGGATTGATGATGACATTGAAGAAGAGCGGACGGAATAGAGATGACCATTCCCATTCAGACCCGTGCAGCCGCTGCCAAGGAAGTTGCTGCCAGACGCAAAGCCCGTGGCAGTCTGCTTGAGTGCATCAAGTACACAGCTCCATGGTTCAAAGTGAGCTGGCATCACAAGCTGGTGTGCTCATTGTTGGACCGCGTGGATACAGCAGCCACTGACACCAGCATCAGCGTGATGGTTGGCAACACAGCTCCAATGCTCTCAGTCACCATTGATGGTGTTGAGAAGTCATACCCCAATGAGAGCTACACAGAAGAGCCGGTGACCATCAAGGTGCCAAAGCGCATCAAGCGATTGATGGTGCTTGCTCCACCGCGTCACAGCAAGAGTGAAATGGTCAGTGTACGAAGACCGGCTTACTCAATCGGTAAAGACCGCACACGGATGTTTATGAATATCGCGTATGGCTCTGACCTTGCCGTGACCTTCAGCAAGGCTTGCACGGGCACGATGCAGAGTGAGTCATACCAGCGTCTCTTCCCAGTGAAGTTTGACCGTCTGGCCAAAGAGCGGTGGAAGGTTGCACGTGAAGAGTCCGTGGATAACCAACGTGATTCTATGATTGCCAGTGGCATCATGTCTCCGCTCACAGGTGAAGGAGCCACGGATGTCAACGTGGATGACCCATTCAAGAATAAGAGTGAGGCATACAGCAAGACCATTCGTGACAAGGTTGCCGATGAGTACCAGACATCCATCCGCACACGTCTCCAGCGTGGTGCCACGGTCTGCTTGATGCTCACACGCTGGCATCAGGATGACTTGGCTGGCAGACTCATCCGGCAAGCACAGGCGAATAAGAAAGCTGACCAGTGGATTGTGCTGTGTCTCGCTGCCACCAATGATGACGGTGAGCGGTCATACCTGTGGGACACAGCAACGGGTGAGAAGACCTACTTGCCGAAGTATGACGCGCTGTGGCCCGGACTGTTTGACCGTGTGGACCTTGAGACAACCAAGGCATCCATGGCTTCTGCATTCTGGGAAGCGATGTACATGCAAGCACCCACCACAGCTATTGGCTCCATCTTCAAAGCTGACAAGTGGAAGGAGTACCAAAGACCCATCATGCTGGAGCGGCTGGTGCATGTGTGGGATACAGCGATGGAAGACACAGACACTGCCGATTATTCAGCACACGTGTCACTGGGCATCGCTGATGGTCGCTTCATCATTCGTGATGCCTACCGTGAGCGTCTGGCCTTCCCAGACCTTGTGAGGCAGGTGTATGCCAAGTGGGATGCGTCCGTGGCAATCGGTGAAGTGCCAGAGCGTTTGCTGATTGAGCAGAAGGGCAGCGGCATCTCACTCATCCAGACCATCGAAGCCAACAACATGGACCCATTCTTTCAAGGGTCACGTATCCCAGTGCTAGGTATGCCAGCCACGGTCAGCAAAGAGATTCGGGCTCTGAGCATCAGTGGGTACCAAGAAGCTGGAATGTGCAGCCTTCCAGCTCCAATGGTTGACGTGTATGGCAACGTAGAGCCAGCGAGCTTCGCCATGATGGATGGCACGGTTGTGCCGTGGGTGGCTGACTTCATTGAAGAGCACACTGCCTTCCCCAAGGGTGTCCATGATGACTGGGTGGATGGCTTTGTGCATGGCTGCACGTTCTATACACGTCCAATTGGTGAGGAATACTCAGAAGTGATGATTGACGATGAGGATGTTTGCATCAATGAATTGTTAGACAGGGTAGACCAAGGTTGGTAGCAGCGTATCCTTGCAGCAGTGGCATACTTACAGAGAGGGTGACATGGAGCAACAACGTGCAAAGGTTGAGTCATACACGCTTGTGAGTGAGCGTGGTGCCAAGTGGGTTATGCATGTCACAGAGCATCCGAGTGGGGAAGTTACAGTTAGTTATGAATTGGTGTCTAGGAGATAAGCAACCATGAAATGGAAATTCTGGGAATCTGATTCACCGAAGGGTGATGAGTTTGAGCTGACTGAAGCACAGACTGAGTACAACACTCAGCTTGTACTGGCAGCGATGCAGGAAGGCATTGACCCCGGTGACCTTGCTCTGGCCATGGAAGACCGTGGTTGGAATCGGATGAATCTGAGCAATGACGGAGAGCTGCCATGGATTACCCGAAGGCTCAACATCATCAAGGCCAGAATGTACTGGCTATTGGACCCACATGCCACCGCTGCTGTGAGGACGTGGAATAACTACACGCTTGGTAGTGGTGTAACGCTGAAGGCCAAGGATGCCGGTGACCAGAAGCTGATTGATGCTTTCATGGACAACCCGAAGAATCGCACCGTCACATCATCTGAAGGCCAGAGAAAGCACAACCGGAGACTGCTGGTGGATGGTGAGATATTCTTTGCCTTCTTTGACACGGATGACGGTGTGCAGATGCGGAAGGTGGACTGCATCGAAGTCACCGAATTCATCACGGACCCAGAAGACAGTGAAGTTATCTGGGCATTCAAGCGTGAGCGTGTCTTGCGTGGTGTCAGAGAATTCATGTTTTACCGGAATTGGGCTTACCCAACTCAAGACCTGTCACAGTGCCTCATCCAAGACCCCAGCGGTCAGTGGGTGCCCGGTAAGGTTGTGCCGGAAGAGAATGTGCTGCTGATGCATGTGCCATTCGATGCCATCCACCAGCGTGGCAATTCACTCTTCAGCTCCACTCTGGTGTGGATGACTTCGATGCGTCAATTTATGGAAGACCGCATTGCCATCACCAAGGGTCTGGCCAAGTACATCATGAAGCTCACCTTCAAGGGTGGTAAGAATCAAGCCCAGAAGCTGGCATCAGCGATGTCAACGATGCAGAAGCTACCCGGTGGAGCTGGCAGTGTCAATGGCACACCACTGGCTCCCATCGTGCCGGGTGGTCTTCCGGGCTCTGTACCCGGTGGCACTGTGCGTGACACAGCCAAGACCTTCTTGCAGAATGACCAAGTATCACTGGACAACATGCCACGTCTCACTGGTGCCAGCGATGCGAAGTCTGACCACAAGCTGATGCGGCTGATGATATGCGCTGGTGTGGGAATGACGGAGCCATACTTTGGTGATGCTGAGAGTGGCAACCTTGCCAGCGCAACTGCCATGGAGCTTCCCATGCTCAAGCAGTTTGAGGCTCACCAGAAGCTGTGGCAGGACACGTGGCGTGACATCTGCACCATCGTGGTCAATTGGGATTCATCCACCGGCTGGGCAGATGACACCATGAAGCCGTTGCAGGTTGATGTGGACTTCCCACCCATCGTGACTAAGGACATCGGTGCTCTCATTGATGCAATCGTGGCAGCCGTTGCAGAATTTCCAGAGCTGAAGCAGCCAGAGATGTTGTTGCTTGTCCTCAACACTCTAGGCATTGGTAACGCTGAAGACGTGCTGAAGGCAGTGCTGGTCACGGCTGCTGAGAATCAGAAGAAGGCTGATAATGTAGCCAACGGCAAGAATCCAGATGGAAGTGATAAACCTGCACCCATTGCAGGAGCACCAGCCACACCAGTAGTTGGGCCAGCGAAGCCAGCACAGCAGAAGACGGTGCCCGGTGGCCAGCCGGTATCAATCCAGCAAGCGGTGGAGACATTGGCAGAAGCGTTGGAAGCGGAGACATCGGTGCTGAATGGTGCAGCACAAACGGAGTGAGAGCATGGAGCAGGAGCCCAACCAAGATGCAGCGTACTGGAAAGAGCAATACTTTCTTGCCATTGATGTGATGGCAGCAATCTACAAGCAATATGGACCAGCACATGGAAGGTCACTGCCGCTGGAGACTCTGAGGAAAGAAGAGCCAGTGATGAGCAGGGCACAGATGGCAAGGAAGCTGCTGATGGGAAGCGTGAAGCGGTTTGTTGAGGATGAATCATCGTGATGAATGACAGACTCAGAGATGCAATCAGCGCGTGGCAGGAAGCCAGCACCAGACCCGGCATCTTGTCACGCGCTGGGTGGCGTAACGTCCTCAACTTTGAGAAAGCTGTGTCTGCCTACTTCAAGCGCATGGCATCCACGGTTGACTTGAGTGATGCTGCTGACAACCACTATGGGATGGTTGAGCCCCACGTGCGAGCGGTCATGACTAAGTGCCAGCCTATGCTGCTGGATGCCTACACACGTCATGCCAAGGTTGCTTACCTGCTCAGTGGCTCCATGTCTGTCTTCAGTGAAGCTGCTGCCAGTGCATCTACACCAGCCGGTGGCAATCGTGATGAGCTGTACAAGCGGCTGGACAAGCTGGGGCTGACCGGCAAGCAAGCTGTGGACTACATCAATGACCATGGAGCCACGCTGGTGAAGGGCATTGATGCTTACACGCTGCTCATCATGCGGTCCATCATTGCCAAGGGAATTGAAGAGCAGCTTGGTGTGGATGGCACGGTGCGTCTCATCCGTGAGGAATTCACCCACATGAGTGGGTACAGAGCACGAAGCATCGCAACCACTGAGATGAATGATGCAATGAGTGAAGCTGCTCTGGAGAAGATTAGGACAGTTGGGCTGGATGGTAAGCGGTGGATTGTGTCACCCGGTGCCTGTCCAATCTGCCAAGCCAACCGTGAGCAAGGTATCATTCCTGTGGAGCAGCCGTTTCAAAGTGGGCACATGCGTCCACCCGGTCACCCCGGCAAGTGTCGCTGTGCTGTGGCTGGTGCGAGACTTCCGGCAAAGGCTTAGACGTTCAATATTGCACTTTAGGAGAATGACAATATGGCAGCAAAGGTGATGGTGAAGTCAGACACACACAGTGGTCTTCGTGACCGGGTGAGCAAAGCACTCACAGACAAGCATGGCAATGCCAATGACCCGTATGGTGACCCTTACGTGTCTGACATGTTCCCAGACAAGGTGATTCACACGATGCCGGGGAAGGACAGCCGTGGCAAGCTCTTCTCATCGAAGTACAGTGCTGGCTCTGGGTCCAAGGGTGAAGTGGAGCTGGGTGACCCGAAGGAAGTTGAGCAAGCGTACAAGCCCATCAGCGAGTCCACACGCGGTCTGGTGAATGAAGCTGTGGCCTTCACTGAAGCCAAGGCATTCAACACCAAGACAGGTGAGCTGACTGTCACCGTCATTGCACCGGGCTTCAACACCAGCAAGTCACGCTTCTACACCAAGACTGCTCTGAGTGAGTCCGGTGGTGTCTTCGCTGGAGCCAAGATGTTTGCCAACCATGCAACCAAGGCTGAAGTTGCAGCCCGTCCTGAAGGACGTGTGCAGGATTGGGTTGCCAATCTTGGTACACCGTGGGTTGAGTCAGACGGACGCTTGGTGGCCAAGGCCAAGGTGCATGACGCTGCCTTCAAGACCAAGCTGCAAGGCTTGCAGGAAGCCGGGTTGCTGACTGAGATGGGTGTGAGCATCAGAGCTGCCGGTGTGCAGAGCGTGGGCACCATTGGTGGTGTGCAGACCAACATCGTGGAATCATTCGTGGCATGTAAGTCAGTTGACTTCGTGACCTTCCCCGGTGCCGGTGGTAGGGTAGAGATGATGGAGAGCGAAGGGCTGCACTTCCTGAGTGCTCCAGAGCTTGATGAAGTCATGCAGGAAGCAGATGCAGCAGACATTGACCTGATTTCATTGACGGTGTTGCGCGAGCGAAGACCGGACTTGGTGGAGCAGGTAATCACAGAAGCACAGGAGCGATTCAACATGGAGAAGACCAAAGAGCAGCTTGAAGCGGAGCTGAAGGAAGCCCAGAAGACCAACACTGAGCTGACTGCGAAGCTCACAGAGGCAGAGAACGTGGGCAAGAAAGCCACGGTGCAAGCCACCCTCACAACCGCACTGAAGGAATCCGGTCTGCCTGAAGCCAGCCAGAAGAAGCTCACCGCTCAATTCAAGGAGAGCACGGACGCTGCCACCATCGCTCCTGCCATCGAAGCGGAGAAGGAGTACATCAAGGCTCTGGGTGTCACCAATAAGCCCGGTGTGCGTGGTCTGGGAGCCGTGCAGGAGTCCGTGGACCCGGCTGCCAAGCAGAAGCGTGACAACTACGTGGCTGCACAGGTGAAGGCTGGCATGGCCAAGGAGATGGCAGAAGCCTCTGCTGACTCGCTGGGTATCTAGTAGGGAAGGGAAGCAGTGCTTGCATGGGCTGCTTCCCTGTTTCACCGTGATACGATTTTGATTGTTGAAGAATTCTGCACCATAGGAGACACAAACATGTTGAATGAAGTGTTTTACAAAGGGGATGACCTAAGCGTACCCGATACGGCTTGTGTCTCCGCCAATACCATTGCCGCTAACCCCGTGCAGAGTGGTGATGCCGTTGTTATCGGCAGCATCGTTGGAGTAGCAGCCACGTCCGCTGGCCCAGCCGCTGGGCAGACCGGATATGTCACCAGTGAGACACCCGGTGGACTCATCGCAATCCGCACCAAGGGTATCTTCAATCTGCCGGTCTTCGGTCATGGCAGCGGTGGCAACGGTGCTGTCACGCTGGGTGAAGGACTGTACATTGACCCTGCCACCGGCATCATCAGCACGGACACCACAAAGACCTTCTTCGGGTATGCACTGGGCACTGTCAACTCAGGTGCCACGGCAACCATCCCTGTGAAGCTCAAGCACTAAGAAGCAGAAGTAACCCCGGTGGCTGCATCACTCTCCCAAGAGTCCGCACACGCGGATTTTGTACCACCGGAGAATTGAAACATGGCGAAGAAATACAGCGAAATTATGAAGGAAGATGACTTCACCGGGCTGGTCCAAGTCCGTGAGAGTGCCAAGCAGAAGGGTGGCATGGTGGAGTCTCTGACCCACATCATCAATCTGATGAATGACCGGAATCTATCGCGTTACCGCTTCGGTGCAGCGATGGAAGAAGCAGCAACCACGTCTGACTTCCCCATCTTGCTGGGCTTGATTCTGGACCAGTCTCTGATTCCCCAGTACAAGATGCTCACCCCGGACTGGCGTGACTACATTGCCACCGGCTTGCAGTCTGACTTCCGGCTCTCCCAGCTTGTGAAGCTCTGGGGTCTGGAAGGTCCGTTGTCTGAGATTCCTCAGCACGGTGAGTACCCGGAAGTGACAGCGGCTGAAGGCAAAGTCCAGATTCAGCTTGCCAAGTACGGTAAGGCATTCGGGCTCACGTGGGAAGACATCCTGAATGACCGGCTGGGAGTCTTCACGGATTCAGCAGCGAAGCTGGCATCTGCTGCACGTCGCACTGAGTACCGTAAGGTCACCCAGCTCTACGCTGCTGCTGCTGGAAGTGGCAACACATCGCTCTTCGGCACTGCCTTTGCACACCCGGTGGATAAGGCACTGGTCACCAATGTGACCAATCTGCCCTTGACTGCTGCCAACCTTGCAACCGTCATCGGCAACATCAGACGGCAAGTGGATGCCGAAGGTGAGCCCATCTTCTTTGAGCGCATCCATGTTGTGGTGCCAGCTTCGCTGGAAATTCAGCTCAAGCGCATCCTCAACCCCGGCAGCCTGATGATTTCCGGTGGAGACTCCACTGCCGGTACGAAGGGTGTTGCAACCACTACCACCAACATCCTCACCCAGTACAGCATCGTGCCCCACATCAACCCGTACCTTCAGATTATCGACACGTCTGGTACGGCTGTGGGCACGTGGTATGTCTTCGTGGACAAGGCTGATGCTGCTGCTGTCCAGATGAACTTCCTTCGTGGTCATGAGACTCCTGAAGTCTTCATGAAGGCCAGCAACTCCACCACCACGTCCGGTGGAGCGGTTGACGCCATGGAAGGCAGCTTTGAGGATGACACCCTGTGGTGGAAGGTACGCCATGTGCTGGGTGGCACCAGCGTGGACCCACGTGCTGCTTACATCAGCGTCAACAACACCGTACCCACCAACTAGTCCGGGTTGTGCGGAAAGTGACCAGCCCTGCATCGCAACCACGGTGCAGGGCTTTCATCTTGGTATCATTCAATCAAGGAGCTGACCCCACATGAAGACCAGACGTACAATATTGTCCTTCCTCACTTTTTTGATGCTGTGCTGCTTGAAGTCACATGCTCAGTTTGTGACTATCACTGACACCGGCATCACAGACCTGTCTGGTGCTCCACTTCCCAACGGTTTGGAATGCTTCGCTCCTGTGAATAATCAGCGTGTGCCAATTGCAGCCAACTACCCCGGTGGCACTATCACCAAGGTGCCAAAGTGCAGCCCAATAGTCACCGGAGTCATGACCCCAATTCAGTTGGTGGCATCGAATGTGACCAGCCCAGTCAATCTATGTTACTTGCGGACAATTGTAGACAGCTCCACCGGCAAGCAGGTAATTGGGCCATTGGATGGGTACGCATGTGTGCAGCCCACAGCCAACACCAATATGAATACTGTGGTGCCCAGTCTGGGTGGGCTTGCACTAGCTGTCACAGGTCCGGCTGGTCCGGCTGGTCCAGCACTGAGCTATCGTGGTATGTGGTCATCGTCTACTACCTATGCCAACGGTGATGTGGTGACCTACTCTAATGCTCTGTATGTTTCGTCTGTGTCATCGAATCTCAACAACACACCTAGTAGCTCTCCCAGCCAGTGGAATGTGTCTGGGGTTAGTACAGGCACCGGCTCTGGCATTCCTGTGGGCTGCTCCGTCAATACTTCCACTGACAAGTGCATGGGTGTAAGTCCATACTTGGCTGTCTCAGGTGACTACTCTGCTGCCTATACTCAAGTTATGGTGGACCTGTGTGCATCAGGTGCTGCTGGCGGTAATGTCTACCTGCCCGATGGCGTGTATGCACTTAGTGGATCATCGCAGGATACCAGTGGTGCCAACTCAATTGTGCCAGCACCCAAGATTGTGAACTATGGCACTCAGCTCTGCAAGATTGCCTTCATCGGCTTCCACGACCCAAACAACGGTGAGTATAACGGTGCCCAGATAACTACCACAGGCTCTTCTGGCAACCTTTTTGGTGGTTATGACAGCAGCAACACCAGCGGTGGTGGCTATCCACCCTTTACCAATGTTGAACTGACATTCAAGAATGTCACTTTTGTAGCTCCCACTAACCCCGGCATCGTGGTGGTGAATGGTACATATTTACAAGCAGTCCGCTTTGTAAATGTGCTGTGCAGGACAGTCAACCCATCCAGTCTCAGTGCCGTGACCAACACTGCTGGTGGCTGCTTGTACATGCCGTCCATTCTCAACTCATACCAGAATTATGTCGATAACGTAACTTTCGCTGGCTTCTACACCAATGTGATTCTAACTGAGCACACGCTGGTGGGAGCTATCTACAGTGAGATAAGCCAGCGTGGTGTTGTCATGGACACTGGCTTCAATTCGGCAGCTCCGTCTACTTACCATGGCAATTCTGTCCATGTTGATTATCTGTGGGCTGGGTTTGGTAACTGTGCTGTATCTGCTGGGTCCAATACAACTGTGGCTAGTATTTCTAATCTTGATTCAGAGCTGAATTCACATGACGTGTGTGACAATACTGCTAGCTATCTTCATCTTTCAGGTGGTTGGCTGAATCCATATAACAGTGCCACAGCCACTCTAGGTATCACAGGTGGTGGTGCTCACGTGAGCTTGCAAAATTTATACTACCCAGAAAGTTGGTATCCTAGCTCTGCTCCTGTCAATCTCAATTCTGGGCTGATTGAATTTTGGCGTGGTGCAGAAGGCTCTGGCACCACCTTTGGTAATGCTGGCACTGATAGCACCAATGTGCAGACTCTGACCAGCGTGACATGGGGCTCTGCATCGGGCTTTACTGGTAATGTTCCTATATACGATGGGACTACATCACATGCTATCGCTGCTTCAGCCACTGGTACATCCTTTACAAGCACCCAGCCATGGACCGCTTGCTATTGGCATAATCCCACCACATACTCTGGTGTCTCAAGCGTCTTTGCTCTGAGCAATCTGGGCACTCCACTTGGGTGGGGTGTTGGTGAATTCGGCTCATCTGTTGGAGCCCCCGGTAGCATCTTTGTGTATTTGTACGTGGATGGCTCACACAACATCGCTGTCAACAGCATTCTGGGCGGGCTTACATTGACGGCTGGTGTCGCTGCCAATGTGTGTGTAACCTACGATGGCTCAAAGATAGCAGCCGGTGTGAGTATCTATGTGAACGCTACAAAGTCTGGTGGTATACAGGTGGTGTCTGACACGCTGGGCACTGGGTCTATGGTGTCATCCAATCCAATGCATATTGGTGACAACGTGGGTGAGAATTCATTTATGAATGGTGCCATCGGTGGTGTGAGAATCTATAATCGCGTGTTGTCCAGTGCAGAGCTTACGGCCATCTACAATGAAGGACCAAACGGAATCTAACTAAGGAGAGTAACAACAATGCTGACAATGATGCTCATGCTTATGCTGCAAACAATACCAGCAGCCCCATCACTTGCACCGGCTCCATCTAGTGCAGCCCCACCACCTGCTGTCTACACAACTCCAACCCAGAATGCCAAGCCATGCCGGGTAGATTACAAGCTAGGTGCTAACGTCTTTGCTGGTGATGGGTCTGTATCTTCGTATTCATGGCACATTAGGATTCCTGAAGTGCTGACCACCAAGGCACAGATTGAATCCACCATTTTGGTATGTGCCGTTGTGCCAGTCAAGGTCAAATAACATCGTGAATCTGGGGCTGCCATCACGGAGCCCCAGATTCACGATTGATACACTGGTAACTGGGAGCCAAGCAATTATGTCTGAGATGACTCATGCAATGACCAAAGCCGAAACAGAGCTTCTAATTCTGCAATCAGAGAAGGGAATGGGGATGGTGTTGGATGAGAAATTGGGCCAGCTAAAGGAAAGTGTGGATGCTCGCTTCACGAAGCAGGATGACAAGTTGGATGCCATCATTGCCAGTGTTGCGGACATCAAGAAGCAGGGAATTGACTGGCATAAGACTGACCTTGAGTACAGGGCTTCTGTGCAGAGAGAGATGTCAAAGATGCAAGCCCTGCTGGATACCATCAAGGGCTGGATTCGGGCATTCCGGCTGCTCTCTGCTGTGCGGTCTGGTGCTGTCACCGTGGTGAAGGAAGGCAAGCAGTACCTGATTGCCATTGCTGCTGTGTGTGGTGCCTTTGCAGCAGTGGTCCAATTCTTCCATGTAGTGCTTCCATGGCTGCACAAAGTGATGAGGTAATTCGATGGCATACACGTATGACCTAGCAACTCCCGTGGGGCAGGTGAGACTCATTATTGGTGACTCTCTCAACTCACAGGGTGTAGCTCAATTCACGGATGAAGAGCTGACTTCGTTTCTTACCACCGCTGCCGGGTCCGTGCCCAATGCGGCAGTGCAAGCTCTCCGCACATGGTCACGAAGACTGGCCAGCCAACCCAAGCAGCAGATTGGTGACTACACCTATGACCCGGCACAGCAAGCCAAGGCACTCATGGCTGTGGCTGATGCTCTGGACCGTGAAGTGGACGATGAGCTGGATGACCCGGTTATTGGAGACTGTGCCGGTAGCCTATTCATAAGGATGTAAGCCCATGGCAGACCAGACCTACCTTGCATTGCTCATCAGCACCGGGTATATCAGCAGACGCTTTGACACGTCTGTGACTCCCAGTGCTGATGAGGGTATGGGTCCAAACAATGACCAAGGTGTGTATCAGCCGGTCATGGTTGGTGACCCACCAGCCCAGCTCTCCGTGCCCTGCCGGGTGGCCCAGCAGTCAGCCAGAGCCCGATTCAGAGCCAAGTCCGATGAGAAGGACGTGGATGTGTCCACCCTCACCATATTCACGGACTACCGGACAGACGTGCTCAACCGTGACCGCTTTACGATTGATGGTCTGGAGTATCAGACGGTGGACGTGAATGACCCCGGATTGATGCACCACCACCTTGAGTTTGTGGCAAGGAGAATCACCTAGTGGCTAACCGTGGGGTGGTGACAACTCACTATAACCGTGCTGTGCTCATCGGCATCAATGACACCATTGCTGAGGCAGTGGCTCAAGTCTTTGAAGCTGACATCAAGGGCATGGCACAGGAGCTGTCACCAGTAGACCGTGGCACCAATCGAAGAAGCATCACCACGGAGACACAGCGGACACCCAATGGAAGTGTGCAAGCGGAAATCTTCACCCAGTCTGGCTATGGTGGGTATCTGGAGTTGGGCCACCGGGTACATGTTGGTCCGAAGGGCAGTGAAGAATTCAGAGATGAGCCGGTGGAAGGTAAGCCGTATATCTACCCGGCATTCATTGCCGGTCAGCCAGCTCTGCTTGAAGCAGTCAAGGATGGTCTGGGTGGTGGCGGAATCAAGTCAACGGAAGTGAGGAAATTCTAATATGCCCACAGCTCCTGTATCAGTGCCCATGATTGAGTGTGACCCTAATGTGGCTGTCATTGCCATGCTCTCCAGTGATGAAGCGGTGGTGGCAGCCGTCAATAATCGGATATGGTCACCACGTATTCCAGCCGGATTCAACCCGGAAGACGGTGCAGGAATCAGCTTGCACATCAGGGGTGGCAAGAATGGGCTGTATGACCCTATTGTTGAGCCATCGTTTCAGGTTGTAACATGGGCAGTGAGTACCAAGAAGGCAAGAGCTGTGATGGCTGCTGTCACAAGAGTGCTCCACAACCTTGCTGACCAGCAGGTGGCCACCGTGGATGGAACGGTTAGAGTATTGACCGGAGTGCAGGAAGTCTATCCACAAGACGTGATTGATTCAGACACTGGGTGGTTTACCTGTGTCAGCTTCTTCAGACTCAAAATGGTTTTGGAACCTAATTCGTAACAGGAGAAATAAAACATGCCGCTTGAAGCCTTGAATAACAGTGCAAACATTATCACCGGGTCAGCCTATCTGTTTCAGGCTCCCGTGAGCACAGCTCTCATCACGATGCCACCCACAGACAACTCTGTGAATGACCTTGTGGCAGCCATCATCACAGCCGCTGTCTGGCAGCCATTGGGATATACCGATGCCGGTATCAAGTTTGCTTATGACCCCACTTACAAAGACATCACGGTGGATGAGCAGATGAGCCCAGTTGACTCGCTGATGACGGCTGAGAAGCTGGTGGTGTCTTGCTCGCTCGCAGAGCTGACACTGACCAACCTTGCACGTGTCATCTCCACAGCGGCAGCTCCTGCTGTAGTGGCTGCCGCTGTCGGCACGGCTGGCACCACCACCTTCCAGCAGGGTGGTCAGCAGGTTACCAATAAGTTTGCCTATCTGCTGGTGGGCATGGGTCCGAGGGGCTTCCTTCGGATGGTCAATGTGTATAACGCGGTTGCCACGTCCAAGCTGGATATGCAGTACAAGCGTGGTGAGAAGCTGATGACCCCGGTGGAGTTTACGGCACTCGCGCTGTCTTCCAACGGTGTTGGTAATCGGCTCTTTCAGGTTGTTGACAAGTCTGCACAGGGCGAATAGGTCTGCTGACTGGCTCTATACTGAATGGGTCACCTTCGGGTGGCCCATTTTGTTGTGTACAGGAGCACCATGCAGAATCTCTTCTCACAGACCTTCGCCAAAGACCGCACTGAGTCAGACATCCTCAGTCATGCCCACATCCCACTCATGCTGGGCAAGAAGGAGCACAAGGCCAAGCCACTCACCATCCGTAAGTGCCAAGCATGGCGTGAGAAAGTGGCAGACCTGCTGAATGGCATAGCCACAGGAGCCTTGACTGGCACCGTCACATCCCAGAGCTTCATGCAGGGCATCATGGTGGCCTTCTTCAAGTTCCCAGAGCAAGTGCTGGAGCTGCTGATTGCTTTCAGCCCGGAGTTGGAAGAGCAGCGTGAGTGGTTGTATGACAATGCCACGGATGAAGAAGTGGTGGTGGCCTTCAGCCGGGTGCTTGCGGTGGCATACCCATATTTCAATCTGCTTGGTCAGATGAGGACAGCAGCAACGGCAACGGACCAAGCTACCAGCCGTCAATAGGTGAGCAGTATGAGATTGCCATGCACTGCTGGCATGTCACACCTGAATACATCAATGCCCGGTGGACTGAAGAGCAATTTCTGCTGCTCTTCAGAATGAGAAACAAGAGAATGAAGTGGGAGCAGGGAGCAGCAGAGCAGGGTGATAAGAAGATTCAGAATGACATGAGCGATGATGCCTTCTTCGCTGCTTGTAATGTTGTACCCACCACGGTCAATTAGGAGAGATAGAACATGGCAGACACACCCGGAATTGGAGCTGGCATCAATGTAGGTGACGCAGTTCTCACCTTCCTTGGTGACACTACGGACCTTGAGCGTGCTTGGTCTGAGATGGAAGAGAATTCCACTGCTGCTGCCACTCGCACTGTGAATGAAGTGATGAGGCAGTATGACCGTCTGGGCATCGAAGGGTCTGCACGTCTCAATAAACATGCCGTGGAAGCTCAAGCAGCCTTTGAGAAGATACGTGACTCCGGTGTGGCTTCAATGACTGACCTGATGCAAGCAGAGCAAGCCATGCTGGAGTCACAGGTGGCTCTCAAGGCTTCGCTGGGTGAAGCCATCCCATTGGCTGTGACGGAGCGTATTGAGAGCTTGAAGCTCCAGTACATCGGGCTCACCGGCTCCGTTGCTCAGTTTGAAGCAGCCCAGATAAAGAGTGCAGCCGTGGTTGCAGAAGCGTCCATTGCTACTGACCGGAATACCATTGCTCTTCAGCGTGAGAAGACAGCAACTCTTGAAGAAGTTGCTGCCATGGAGAAGCTGTGGGCTGCCCAGAATCGCGTCTCAGAGAATCGAGCTGCTGCACGGGGTGGTGGAGCTGCTACCCAGAAGAGCGGTGGCACGGTCATTGCCGGTGCTGAAGAAGCGGATGAGGGTGCAGCGGTCAGTGAGAGTGCAGCAGGAGCTGAAACTGCTGAGGGTGGGGCTCTGGGTGGTGGACTCGCTGCACTGGGCACCACAGCCACCACGCTGGCTCTCTATGCCGGTGTAGCAGCCGTGGCTGGTGCTCTGGCTGAGGGTGTGAAGCAGGCTCTGTCCTTTGATGCTGCCTTCACCGAAGTCACCACGGTCATCACAGAAGACACACCCAATGCCGTTGAAGTCATTGGGATGCTGAAGAAGCAGCTTGAAGCACTGCCACCCACTCTGGGCAACATCACAGAGCTGACCCATGGTGTTTACCAAGCTCTATCCGCTGGCATCCCTGCTGCTGAAGCAGTGGAGCTGGTGGGTAAGGCTGCTCTCTTTGCCCGTGCATCGCTGATGGACCAAGAGACAGCAGTGAAGCTCATTACTGCATCCATGAATGCCTATGGGCTCACGGCACAGGATGTGGACCACGTGACCAGTGCTCTCATGGCAACCATCCAGCAGGGTGTGCTCCGTGGCCCAGAGCTGGCTGACTCACTTGGACGTGTGCTGCCGGTGGCTGCCAATCTCAAGGTCAGTCTCTCAGACGTGCTGGGAGCTGCCACGGCTCTCACCAAGGGTGGGCTCTCCGCTGATGAGTCCATGACTGCTCTGAGACAGGTGATGCAGTCAATTGAGAAGCCCAGTGCCACTGCTAAGAAAGCCATGGCAGAGCTTCACCTGTCCTTTGCTGACATCCGTGAAGAGATTGTGACCAAAGGGCTGGGAGCTGGTCTGGCTGACCTTGGCACCCACATCAAAGACAACACTGAGCTGACCACGGAATTGTTTGGCAACATCCGGGCTCTCACTGGCATCCTTGCACTGAATGGACCACAGCAGAAGTCTTATGCTGAAGCCACGGCAGCCATCACCAAAGCCTACAATGATGCCAACCTTGCCCAGATTGAATTCAACAAAATAACTGCCAGCACGTCCGGTCAGCTCAAGACCCTTGGCAACACCATAAGCAATGAGACAGCGGTTGCTTTTGGCAAGCTCGCTCCCATTATGCTGTCCTTTGCACCAAGTCTGAAGACACTTATCGTGGACTCAGGTGTGCTCAGGCTGACTCTTTCTGCACTTGCAGCTCTTCTTCTTACAATTGCTACCACTCTGTCTATAACTGCCATTGCCGTTGATGGGTTGAAGGATGCTTTTTATAGACTTGCTATTGGTGTAGTCACAGCCGGTGGGTATATCCATGGGCTGGGCACCATAACTGAGAGTGCTAAGGAGTCACTGGCAAAGCTGCATGATGGGTTGGATAAGAATACTGACTCACTAAATAGTAATCGTCAATCTTTGAAGGATAGTCTGCAAGCATTTGATGGGCTGGTGCGTGGCTCTAATGAGGCTACTGATAGTCAGAAAGCCTTTGAAGCAGCACAGCTCAAGCTGGCCAAGGCCAATGATGAAGTCACGGCTGCCACGAAGAAGGCCAATGACGCTATCAGTGAGCAAGCCACGGCTGCATCCGATGCAGCGGAGAAGAATAAGCTGCTAGAAGCTGCTGCCAAGAAGACCACGGCTGCCATGGAGAAGTATGCCAGTGCCCATGGCATCGAGCTAGTGAAGCAGCTTCAGGATGACGTGACTGCTGCACGGCAGTTTGCAGAGCAGATGACTGCAAGCCATCAGCCCACAGCCACACAGACTGCTGCCATCATCAATCTCAACATTCAACTGAGCAAGCTCAAGTCTCTGCTGGGTGACAAGCGAAGCATTGCAGAGACGCTGATGGGTAAGCCGGAAGAGATAAAGGAAATCTCCACCCAGCTCACTACGGAAATAAAAGACCCGATGGTGGATGCTTTCAATGCTGTGCTGGCAGCAGAGCAGCGGCTGGGCATTCAGGGTAGTGCATCGCTGGCCAAGCACGTGTCTGACCTTGAGCAAGACATGAAGGTAATGATTGGTGCTTTCCTGAATGGCACCATCACGCTGGATGAGCTGCACAGTGCTGAGGCTACCTTGAAGGCTGCCAATGACGCGCTAGCTGCCAGCTTCAACTCCACAGCCAAGGCAGCGAGCGTGGCAGCAGCAGAAGAGAAGACCGCTGGAATCGAAGGCACCCAGATACTCACCCAAAAGCGTAACGCTGCACAGGCTGCCTATGAAGCCATTGTGAAGGAGCAGAAGGCTGGGCTTGAGAGTGCCAATGCTGTCAACCAAGCAGAGCTGAAGGCTCTGAATGCACAGAAGGCTCTGCTGGTGTCACTGGGCAAGCCAGTACCAGACACTCTCACCAATAGCATCAAGAAGGTCACGGCTGCCCTTGAAGATGTCCACAAGACTGCACCGTCACTGGGTGATGACCTCAAGAGTTTGAAGGACTCCGGTGAAGGGCTCTTCAGCAGTCTAACAAGCAGCATGGGTGGGGCTGTCCAAGCCTTTGAGTCTGGTCAGAAGTCACTGGGCGCTGCCGTGAAGGAGCAAGTGCAGAGCACACTAGAAGCCTACAGTGCTCAGATGGCTGTGCAAGCTCTGATAAATACTGCCGAAGGCTTTGCATCGCTGGCCATGGGTGACCCCGTTTCCGCTGGGCTCTACTTCCAAGCGGCTGGTATTGACGCTGCTGCTGCCATTGCTGCTGGTGCTGCTGGGATGGCCATGGGCTCATCCGGCAGTGCAGGTGGTGGGTCTGGCAGTCCGTCTCTGGGCTCTGTGAGCGGCACTACTCAGGCAACGGTGACACCTACTAATACCGTCAACGTGGCACGGTTTGGCTCTGGTGGTCTAGTGACCGGACGGACACTGGCCATGATTGGTGATAGCAAGAGCAATCCGTCACAGGATGCCACTGAAGCCGTGCTGCCACTGGATGACCCACAGAGCATGGCCAAGCTACGTGCTGGGCTTGGTGGGTCTGGCATCACCATGGTGGTCCAAGGTCTTATCAGTCCTGATAATCTAGGTAAGGTGATGGACCAGATGAGTGCCCGTGTACAGGCTGGCCAGAAGCTGGTGGCATCTCATGCCAACAGAGTGCTGAAGAAGAGCTAGGAGAAGCAACCATGGATGTGCAATCACCAGCCGGGTGCATACTGCCCCAGATAACTTACACGCCAGTCTTCGGCAGCTCATTCTCTGCTGCTCTTCAGGCTGTGAGTGGTCAGCCCCAGACTCTCAGCTTCGTATTCCCCCCTACGTCCAAGCCACGCTTCAGCCAGCAAGCCACACGTAACGATGTCTTCAGCACTGCTGGCAACCGACAGACAGTAGTGCAGCGCATCAATCAGACCTTCCCCATCACGATGAGCAATATTCTGGATGGTGCTGATGCAGATGCGTGGAATCAATTTCTGGCATGGGCTCTCACGGGTGGTGAGTTTGTTTATTTCCCCGATGCCACCAACCCGGACAACTCAGACACATGCTTCATGGTGGACACCACTGCTCAATTAGTCTTTGTGTCCACTGGCATCTGGAGTCTAAGCTGCACCTTCCAAGTGGAAATCTCTTGACTTATGTAGAATCATTTACATGACAAGTCAGAGTAAGTTAGATGCCAATAAGCGGTGGAGAGCAGCCAACCCAGAGAAGTACCGTGAGTCAGTGATGAGAGCACAAGCTAAGAAGAAGGCTGAAGACCCTGAAGCATGGAGAAAGCACCACCGTGAGTATCAAGCTGCAAGGAGAGCAGCCAACCCAGAGCCACACAGAAAGCATGTGAGGAATTGGAAGACCAAGCACCCAGAGAGACATGCTGCTGGAATCAGGAAACAAGTGCTGAGAAGGAAGGGGCTCACCTCAGTAGAGTTTGATGCACTGCTGAAGAAGCAGCGTGGTAGATGTGCCATCTGCCGGTGCAAGGAGCCGGGTGGTAAAGGTACGTGGAAGATTGACCACTGCCACAAGACCAATAAGGTTAGGGGTCTGCTGTGCAATGGGTGCAATACTGGTCTTGGCATGTTGCGAGACAACCCGAAGATTATCGAAGCAGCCATCCAGTACCTTGAACGGAGAGAAGCGTGATTCCAACCACAGCAAACTTCCAAGCAGCGGCTGCCAAGCTCCCATTGCTGCCTGTCTACCGCTTCAGCATTGAAGGCTATGCACGGACCTTCGTGTACAGGAAGACCGGCAATTCAGGTGAGTACCCGTGGATAACTTCAATTGGTGACTGGGGTGTGTCTGTGAGCCCACAGGATGCCAGCTACACCATTGATGACTTGGTGGTGAGCGTCATTGACCCGGCTGCTGCTGTGACTGCTGACTTGGGACTCTATCTGCTGGAGACAAGACGCTGCACTCTACAAATGGGCTTCGATGGACTCGCGCTGGCTGATTACACCACAATCTTCTCTGGCATCGTCAACACTGTCACCAGCAATGCAGACGGCACATGGAGCTTCACCTGCAACGATTACAACCGGCTCAATCAGCGGCTGGTCTTCACTGAAGGAAACAGTGGCACAGTAACGGTGGCCACCACAACCTTCAATGCTACCGATGCATACACCATCATCACTGAAGTAGCCACCACCAACCCAATCACCGGAGTGGTCACCACCACAGCGGCTGCCACCTATGCTTCTGTAGGTCCAACCGGACCCGTGGGAGTGGTTACCACTACGTCCGGTGGTACCACAACAACCGTGACCACCACTTCACGTGTCATAACCGGGCTGGGTGGTGGACCATTCACTGTGTATGAGACGGTCACAGTCATCACCGGCTTCAACACTCAGCAGACCATCACGGAGACATTCACCAACTCCAATCTGTACTGCACAGTCACAGTCACCACTGTCACTGACCAAGTGCAGAATTCCGTGACCAGCACAGTCACTGTGACTAACACCGTTGGTGGCACCGTTGGCACTGTCATCACGAATGACAATGCAACTATCAGCAGCACCAATCCATGCATCTTGAATGGGCACCCTCTGGATATGCTGCTGGAGATTTTGCAGGATGAGATTGGCTATGCAGACAGTGACATCAATCTGACTCAGATTGAAGCCTTCAGAGATACGGTCTTCACCGGGGTGGAATTCTACTTTGTAATCACCGGCTCTGTGGATGCAAAGGACTTTATTGAGAATCAACTGCTGAAGCCGTTGGGTGGCTATCTCTTCAGCAACTACCTTGGCCAGCTCTGTGTGGGCTTCGCTCAACCGCTCTCTGGTGGACTCACAGCAGTTGGTGGCATCAACCCCACCAACCTTACCACTCTGCCAGCTCTGAATGTAGCCACGCTCATCAATGTGGTGTCCATGCGTTTTGACAAGAATGATGACGGTGTTGCGGTCAGCACCATCAACTCCACCGGGTATCTCTCTCAGGCTGACAACTTCTATATACCTTCCATTGCAGACATCACTGACCTGAGTGGCGAAGTGGCACAGGAGCTGGTGACTGGAGCCGGTGCTGTGCAAGGGCAAGTCATCATTGAATCAGATGGGATGCGCTCTGGCTTCCAAGGCTTCCTTCTGGCCAAGATGATAAGCAATGCCATCTTTGCCAAGTATGGAGCTTATAACCCCACGCTTCAGGCTGAGTGCTTCATGTCAAGGAATGGTCTGCTGATGGCTACGGAGATTGGTGAATTCCTCACTCTCACTCATCCGCTGCTGCCCAATCGCAAGGCTGGAGTCATGGGCATCACCAATCAGCTCTTCCAAGTCACTGGACGGTCCTACAGCTTCGATAGCATGATGGTCACCTTCACGCTGGAAGACGCCAGTGGTGTGGCTGCCTTCGGTGGACGGAAGATTGCACCCACGGGTGAAGCAGCCTTCACAGCAGCCAGCAGCGGTGACCAAGCCACCTATCTCTTCATGAGCAACCCATCAGGCAAGCAGTCCACTGGTGTCACAGCCGGTACTCTAGGATAAAGACATGGCCATAACACTTGCACAGATACCGGGCTTCGCTGATGTGGCTGACAGCAACTTCGTTGCTGGTCAGTATGCCATTGGTATCAACTTCCAGAGGACCGTTGACAATGCGAAGTTTGGGGTAGTCCGTCCTGAAGTCTTCGTGAATCGCTACATCAACGGTGACACGGTGCAGCTCCCCACCAGCCCGGTTGATGGGTACACCTACAGCCGTGAAGAGCTGACCTATGTGTACCACTATGCTCTGACAGGTGGCACCAGCACAGCTAACAACGGAGCACCCACGGCTGCCGGTGCCATCCGGTATATGGCTCCCTATGTCAATCAGCTCACGGGAGCCGTGACCACGGCAGTTGAATACTTGGTGGCCAATGGCTCTGGTCCAACCGTGACCACCGATGGCACCATTGAAGTCTTCACGATTGCCACCCGAAGGCTCACCAGTCTTGTGGTTGCTGCTCCACCCACGTACACCCCGGTGCTGGATTCAGAGCTGGCCACGGATGATGCTGTGACCCAGAGCATCATGCAGCGCATCAATAAGAATGCTAAGTTTGCCGCTCTCAGAGCTGAGATTCTGTACATGGGTGAATTCACCGATGGTGAGACTGTGCCTCAGCCGGTCAGTACGGGTGATGGCTACGTGTACAGCTACGCTGAAGTAATCCTTCAGGCTTGCTGGAGATGGACCACTCAGGGTGACCAGCTAGTGGACCCCACCAATGGGAATTACAAGCAGCTCAGTGGCATAGTCTGGTCCATCAATCCTGCCACGGGTGCTGTGACCATACAGGTGGACTACTACAACTCAGGTGTCTACACAACTAACAACGGACGTATTGCAGTCTTTGCCTTCTGCCAGCGAGCGGTGACCATCGGTGCAGGTGTGGTTGACTTCGTGGACCTGTCTGCTGACTTCCTTGCCAGTGGCAGACCTTGCCGTGAAGACGTGATGGCAAGACAGGTTGAGAATATCCGGTATGCCATGGTCAGACGTGAATTCTTTCAGTCCAACCATGTCAACGGAGACACCGTGGCTCTTCCAGTCAGCCCGGTGGATGGCTATGCCTACAGCCGTGATGAGCTGACCTACATCTATGACTTCAATGACACCAGAGTAGGCCAGACTGACATCCGTATGCAGTCATGGGTCTGCACCATTGACCAGTCCACTGGACTTGTCACCAATCTCATCGTCCGGGTGCATGACGGTGGTGCCCTTGTAACTAACTACAGTGGGCAGGTGAGTGTGCTGGTAGTTGCCAGACGCAATCATGCTGGTAACTCACCCACGGACCTTCAGTACACACTTGGTGGGTCTGGTGGCACTGATGTATCAGCCTTGCAAAATGGTGGCTTCGATACATGGCCCAACCCGGCTGGAGACGTGGCTGCTGAATGGGCTCTGGGCACACAGAGTGGGTCTGGCTATGGTGCCCAGTCTGCTGGCATTGCAAGTGGCTACAGCCAGCGGCTGGGAGCTGGAGCGAGTGCTGGCACCTTCAGTGTCAAGAGCAGCAGCATTGGTGTGACACCCGGTGACCTTCGCTTCATGAGCTGGGATGAGCAGCCCAGCGGTGGTGGCTCTCCCACTAGCAGTGCCATCTCAAGTATCAGCACCACGGACTACTACACCCCATCCCGCTCACATGTCTTTGGGGCACCACCACCCACTCCGTATTACCGGACCTTCACCGTTGACTATGTGACGCCAATTGCCATGAGTATTGGTGACACAATCCCCATTGCTGGCAACACCGTGGCTGCCTTCAACGGCACATGGACTGTCTCTGCTGTGAATAGCTCCACTGAAGTTGTGGTGTCATCCATCAACTACACAGCAGCCACGGGCACGGGTGGCACCATTACTCATAACCCACCGGCATATGGAGTGGGCACCATCAGCGTCATCCTGCACTTCTTGGACCCGATTGGCGATGAATGCACCTGCACCGTCATGGTGGAGACTCCTGCCAGCAGCGTGAATGAGCGGACGGCTTGGATTCAAATACCTGCCAAGGGTGATGTCAATGTGACTACCAGCCTTGGTCAAATACCAATCACCGGCACTCTGGATTTCATACCTTCGGTGGTTAGAATCGAATTCCTGTATACAGGCACCGGCACTGCTGCATACGTGGACCTTGATGAAATCACTTTCATCAGCCAGCTCAACCCAAGCATCGGTCAGATAGCACAGCGTGGCAGTGACTCGCTGGCTTTCTTCCCTGCCATTGGCTTCACCGTGGATGATGCCACCTTCACGCCAGACCTGAATTTTTATATCAACCGGGCTGATGGTACGGTGACCACGGTGAATGGTGGCACTCCGGTTGTATCGGGTCTGGCAGGCAGCACCACTTACTTCTGGTATCCCTACCTGAATGAGCTGACCGGCAACATTGGCAGTGTTGGTGACAGTGCTGAGATACCCACAGCCGGTGTTGGCACTCCCCCATGGTTGCAGTCCACAGCCACACGCGCTGCCTATGCTTCATGGTTTGGTATCTCTCACCTGCCTCTGGCTGCTGCTCCCATCCAAGTCATCACCGCTGCACCGGCTGCTCCACCGTCTGGTGGGTCCGGTGGTGGTGGTGGTACATGTCTCAAGAGCACAATGTGGGTCCGTGCAAAGCGTGGCTTCATCCAGATGAAGGATGTGCTGCCGGGTGACTTCCTGCTGGGTGAGAATGGGTCATGGCTGGAAGTGACTGCCACTGGACACCGGGCTTGGTCCAAGTGGTGCTTCTTCAAGTTCAATCACGGTGGTGGCATCGAAGTCACTAGCCACCATGTCATGGACACGCTGCCGGACGATGAGAGCACTGCCGATGATGAGAGCTTCAGGCTGGTGCGAGCATCGGACATGACCGTGAGCACTCAGGTGCCCTGTGAGAGTGGCGTCTGTCACCCGGTCACTATCCTCTATGAAGAGCATGAGGCAGAGCTGGTGAGCTTGCTGCTGCAACACCCTCACCGCTTCTATGCCACGGACCAGCTCAACACCCCAATGACCTTGATGACTGCACGGATGTCCAGTGTGCAGTGTGGCTGCAAAGGAGCAAAACAATGAGACGGCTTTATGTGGTCCACATGGATGTACTCAAGCAGCATGTCAACGGCTTCAGCAAAGAGCTGACCACCTACTGGATGGGTCTGGCTGATAACACCAAGACCGGATGGAAGGAGTCATGGATGAGTGCCGGACAGCCGGTGGTTGTCACCACGGAGATACCGGGTGAGGCAGAAGCTATCCGCTGGGAAGACCATCCAGCCGTGACTGTGCTTCCACATCCCACCTATGAAGGCACTATGCCGATGAGAGACGTGATGGGCCACCAGAGCAACCATGGCAACACTGTGGACGGCATCACCCTGCTCACGGCTCCAGCCAACTTGGGAGTCACGTCCGGGCACACGGTGGTGGATGTCCACCGGCAGCTCTCACGCTTCCATGCTGCCTTCCGGCTGAGAATGGGTGCAAAGTAGGGTCATACCGGCTCACTTTCTCCTATGTACGGCTTTAGCAGACCCATGCAGGTGCTCGCTGTGGCTCTGAGCTGGTGGGGTAGTATCCCTGAATTGCACCTTGGGGCTCCTACAGCATAAAGCAGTCAAGACAAGACTGCTAATAAACAATAGAGCCCAAACGAAGACCCCGGCAACCATTGAAGGTCCACCGGGGTCTGGCCACATCACTCTTCCCAAGGAGTGTGGGCAGACTACACAAGTGCCTATCGCTTTGCAAGCCTTAGAAGAGCGGTGGTGAATGACTGGTAATCTCCTTGAGTGTCGCCCATGTTGCACCCCAGAAGCCCAGCTTCACCTTCTCCGGGTTGGTGATGTGGTGGACCTTCACCTGTACATCCGTGACTGCCATCTCTACGTGAGCGGTGGTGCCGTCCACATGCACAGCAGAGCTGGCTAGAGAAGCCGTGGCTGCATCCACGTGGGTCATAGTGTCCTTCAGCTCTGGAGCCGTCACCAGAGCATCCAGATGCTTCACGCTGGTGTCTGTGTCATCCAGCACTGGGAGAGCCCCAGCGGTGAGCTGCTTCACGCTGGTGTTGAGAGTCGCAGTGGTCTTGTCTACGTTGCTGAGTGTGGTTGTCACCTGCCGATTCCAGACCGGCAGCATCTTCAGCTCCAGCTTCTCCACCTTGTCAGCATCGTTGATGGCCATGTTGCCACCGGCTGCAAGGCTCTGGGTGACGTTCATGGTCTGGTCAATCTTGGCCAAGGTTCCACACGGACCCGGCTTGCAGGGATGGTTGACAGTGTTGAGAGCTGAGTTGAGCTGGGTGGTGATGCCAGTCACGTCCACGGCTCTCACCTTCTTGTCCACATCACCGATGAGGATTGAGAGCATGACCAGCGCGAGACAGGCACAAGCGTGAGTAACATACTTCATGATGTGGACTCCTAAAAATAGGCTGGTCACCCGAAGATGACCAGCCAAATCTGCCTTGGTTGATACTTCCTTATGATGCGTGAGCAACGGCGATGGCGTCAACTTCCGCTGCAATGAGATTGGTGACATTGCCAATCTTGGAAGCCAGTGCCGTGTCCTTCACCTGTGCAGCGGACACCAGAGCCGTGAGATTGGCCTTGATGGATGCGGTGATGGTCTGCACGTTAGCAGCCGGACCCACACCCTTGATGGTGACAGCGAGTGCAGAGAAGCCGGTCTTCACCTTGTCCAGAATCGGATTGATGACGGGTGCCAGCTCCGGTGTCACCATCGTGTCCAGCTCTTCCACGAAGGGCACGATGTAGTTGATGGTGGATGCCGCTGCCACTTCCACAGCCGGTGCCTTCTTCCACATTGATTCAATGGCTGACTTCAGTTTGCCGAAAAATGTTTCCATACTGTTTGGTGCTCCTTGGTTGGTACTGAGATACCCCGGTGGATTGGGGCTTACTAAACTTTTGGGCTTTCTGGGCTCTCCCCTGCTACTACTTCAACCCCATCAAGCTCCGCACCCGGCACTGCTGGCACATCGGGCTCACTTGCACCGTAGAGCTTATGCAGGAAATTCTGGGTCATTGGGCTGTGCAGCGTGAGAGCAATGCCGATGAGACTAATGACCGTGCTGCTGATGCGTGGGTGGCCTACCAGCATTGGGAGAATCTGATTGCGGAATGCAGCAATCTGGCTGGCACTGATGTTGAAGAGAAAGAAGCCAACGATGGCAACTGTCTGCTTCTTGAGCTTGCTGAAATCAATCGGCATGTGGGGTGCTCTCCTTCAGCTCAGTTTATCCCAGTCAGCCAGAATCTGGCTCATGCTTCTGCCACCCTGTCCATAGGAGTTGCCGGGGAATGATGCCCAGATGTTGCTGGCATCTTCCACAGCAGCTTCAAGGTCACTGGGAGTGGCATGGGCAGCCAAGGCTGCTTCAATGTTGCCATTCTCCAGATGAGGAAGGCTGCCACGCTGCCTCATTAGTTCGATGGCAGCAAGGTCTTGACTGAGTGGGCTGAAGTCTGGCAGGTGGATGCCGCTGATGGGGTTAGCCAGACCATTCCATGTCTTCAGCATAATTTGATACCTGCCAGCAGCATCAGAGCGAAGCCCGTTAGGGAAGCGTGTGCCCGGTGCTACCACGGTGATGGGTGGGAGCCCACCAGCGAAGGGATGCTGTGAGTAGTCTGTGAAGATGCTGGCACCATGCACTCCATTCACAAAGCGGTCATACCCGTTATTGACGCTGGGTGCAGACGTGGTGCCTTCACAGTAGATGGCGATTAGGTCTAAGAATTTGATGACATCAGCAGGGTACTTCCCTGCCAAGTTGACTGCTGGTGTGTCCATCGTGGTGGTGCTCCTTATTGGGGGATAACTACATGACCCCGGCAGTAGGAGTGGTCACAGTCATGGCCAAGTCTCCGCTCACACCGGGTCTGCTTGCTGTCAATCAGATGTATCTTCAGGCAGCGTGGTCCACACTCACCCTGATGTCCATAGGGGAGCATACAGGGCATGGCTGACCCACTCCTGCCAGACGTGAAGGTGTTACGGCACTGAAGCTCTGGTGCCTCATCAACAACCACCGGCTTGGACACCAGCAGCTTGAGAGCTTCAAAGTGACAGAGAAACATTGCATTACAGATGATGGCATCAGCGTCTTCCTGATTGGGGTGCAGCATGTACCGGCAGATGTGGCCCAGCAGGTGACTCACACTCGCTTGCCTGAATCTCTCACCACCGCTCTCCCAGTTGCGCTCACCATGACGGTCTGCACCCAGCTTCAGTCTCCGTGCCATGGCATCCATCCCATGTGGGCTGATTAGGTCATAACGCTTATCTGAAGCACTCCGTGTAGCGTTACCTTCAAACGCTGTCAGCTCTGTGGCTGCTTCCTTCTGTGCTTGCTCTCTGGTGATTGACCCCATGCCGTTGCTCCTTATGACTGCTTCTGCATACTGCTTGAAGGTGGCTTCCATTGCTCTCTCCTTCAGTGTGTCTCTCCCGCTCATCCGGTACTCCGGTCACGCCATGTCTCTGTGCATACGGGCGGATGCCTCAGTACATAGAAGCCGTAGGGTGGATGAGCAGGAGACACACCCCGTAGGGTGGTCTGCTCTTTGCTGGGTGAGAGTTGCGAAGTCACACCCAGCCATTCTCCGTCTCCCCTTCCACATGAATTAGATTCAGAGTGCTTCTTGATTTTACTGCTTGGGCTCCAGCTTCTCCAGCACGGCACGTGCCCGGATGAGAGCGTTGTCATTGGCAGAGACTTCACGTGCCAGCCGGTTGCCGTCATGCTCAAGCTGCTTCACCCATGACCGGGCTTCAGACAGCTTCTCACGCTTCTCTGCATTCTGGGCAGCAGCCACGGCACGTGCAGCATAGAGCTTGAGCTGGGCCACACTCTTGGTCTTGGTGACAACTGAAGTCTGCTTCCTTGCAGCTCGCTTCTTGGAAGCTGGTGCAGCCGGTGCAGCAGCTTCCACTTCTTCCAAGCTGCCAGCCTTGGGTGTGGCCTTCTTCACAGCTTTCTTGGCTGCCTTCTTTGCCGGTGTCTTCACCGGAGTTGACGTGGTGGTCCCAAACATTGGCTCCATCTAACTATTCTCCTTGGGTGCTTCTGGTGTTAGTGCAATTGTACAACTACAAACTTACTTTCTCTTCCGTGTCTTCCGGTATGCCTTTATTGCATCCATCAGACCCTTCTGTGTAGTGTCTTTGCTCTGGAGAGCTGCCCACTTCACAATGTCAAAGGTGTCCTTCATCAGCAGGATGTGCAGCCATGTGTGCTTGGCAGAGTTGCCTTGTCTCCTGATGCGCTTATTGAGCTGGTCATAGTTGTCAAAGTTGTCAGTGAGTGAGTGCCAGCAGATGTGCTCACATGCACTCTTCTGAAGGTTGAGCCCATGGCCACCGCTCGCTGGGTGTACCAGAAGGTCTTGGATGTTGCCAGCATTCCACTCATCCTCAATCTCTCTGCATCGCTTGGGGCTAACACCACCACCGATGTATGGGATTGGCTTGCCGCTCTTGCTGAGAGCCTTCTGCAATCTCCTGAAGTCATGGTTATAGTCATAAGCAATCAGAAGCTGCTTGCCACCTATTGAGTCACGAAGCTCCATGACTTCATCCACCTTGGTGAAGTGAATGTCACGGTCCTCACGTGGCACACCCGGCTCTGGGTCCAAGTAGATGCCACCGTTGGCAACTTGGCAGCACTTACCACGTGCCACGGCTCCATTCACGGCAGTGACAACATCTTCACCGGCATCCATCTTGGCAAAGAATTCCTTCTCCATATCATCGTAGATTTTCCGTGCATCCTTCGGTAAGTCCAGATAGATGGGGTGGGGCACAAACTCAGGTAAGTCCAGATATTGCTCTGAGTCCACCCGGTACACACAGGGCACAATGGCCTTCTCAATCTGCTCCTTAGCACCGGGCTTCAGAGCATACTGTCTCACTCCAAAGAAGTCTTCTTCCATGGTGTAATACCGCTTCCTGAAGTGAGTGATGAAGCTCCCCAGAGAAGCACCCATGTCAGTCAAGTAGACCTGTCCGAAGACATCAGTGTACCCGTTAGGAGCTGGGCTGCCGGTCAGTGTAAGTCTCCGGTCAAACATGTGCAGATAGGGTCTGAGATTCTGGAAGCGGACGGATTGGGAATTCTTGAATTTACTAGACTCATCTATCACCAGCATGTCCGGTGCAAGGATGGCCATGGGGCTGAATTCGTACCCCGGCAGCTTGGTGGTAAACCAATCAATGCCTTCCGGTGTTATCACATAGATGTCAGCCTTCTCATGGACAAGCTGATTCTTCTTAGGACCATGCAGCACCGTCACCTTCAAGTCACGGAAGTCAGTCCACTCATCCTTCTCCCGTGGCCACACACTGGTGGCAGGTCTGAGTGGTGCAATGACCAGCACACACTTCACCATCCGCTCCTTCTTCAGAACGGAATAGACCTTGTACACAATCGTGGTCTTACCGGCTCCGGGGTCTGCCCAGATTGCTGCACAGCCTTGCTTCAAGGCGAAGCGTACCGCTGGAAGCTGGAAGACCCTTGGTGTCCATCGTTGCGGCTGCTTTGGCTGCATAATGGTCAATAATGCCTTTGGCCAGCTCTCTACTATCACAGGCTTCAATGTCATACCCCAGTCCGCTCAACCCATTCATGGTGTGAGCTTGAATCTTGGTGGGCTTCTTGCCCAGCTTCTTATACTCCACCAGCAGCGGTCTGCCACCGGGTATCCAGTACAACTGGTCTGGCAGGTTGGCATGACCCATGGTGTTGAGCTTCACATGGTCTATGCCGTAGGTGTCCCATGCGTAGTCATTGGCCCAGTCCTCAACCGTGCTCTCTTTCTTGCCACGCTCTCTGGGCTTCTTCTTCCTGCCCTTGTCCATGGCCTTCTGCATCTCTGCTGCTCTGGCTACTTCCTTCGGTGTTAGTGCTTGCATGGTCCACCATTCTCCTTCCTGAAGTGGCAGTACCGGCAAGCGAAGCCCGAAGGCTTAGGCACGAAGCGTGTGTCATTCAGCATCTTGAAGGTCTGATTGGTCCACTGCTTCTTCAGAGCTGGCACCATGTCAACGGTGAAGTCACGGGTTGTCTCTTCACCCAAGTCCAGATACCAGAGAGCAGCCGTGACAGTCTTGAGATGTGGGTACACCAGAAACATAGCCAGCGCGTAAAGCTCCAGTGAGCTGTCATGCTTCTCTGGATACTTCTTGCCGGTCTTATAGTCCACGAAGACCCCATGACGGTCAGCCACTTCAGAGTTGTGAGCGTCACACTTCACACGGAGCCACACACCATTCCAGTCATCCCACTTGGTCAATGACCAGTCAGACCGGAAGCACCACTGAAGCTCAGTGCCATACTTACGCTTCCTTATGGCCTTGAATTCTTCGGTGAATGTCTCCAGCTCTGGTGGCAGCCATCCCTTGGCAACCTTGACCAGCTTTGCCTGTAGCCCCTTGCTTCGTGGGGCTTCGTTGTACCCCATCTCAGGCACGGCAGCACCAACATAAGCCTGTGCCAGCAGGTGAGTCTCATTGCCACGGTCCAAGGCTGGTCCACCGGGCTCCTTGAGCTTCAGTATGACCTTGCAGTATGCCTTGAATGGGCAGGTGACATACTCCTGCCAGCGGCTGAAGCTCCAGTTAGTAATCTTCTTGATGGTTGACTTCAGAGCGGTCTTCTTCGGTGGTGTTGGCACTATCGTCCTGCTTTCTTCTTCATCTCTTCATTGACCAGTTTGAGCCCAACCACAGTGAGAGCATGGAGCCCTTCAAGCAGCAGACTAAGGGAAGCGTACATCTTGGTCTTCACCTTGATACCTTCCACCAGTGCCACATGTGCTTCCACTTCCATCTGTGCTTTCGTCATTGTGATAACTCTCCCATTCTTGACTGTCTAGTATTTCCTTATGCTTCATGTACCAGTGTTGCAGAGCACTTACCCAGCCGTGCTCTCTGTGGCCCAGCACTTCAATGTTGTCCGGGTGGAAGTTGAGCTTGTCAGTGTCACGGTGGTGGGCATCCTCATCCTTGGTTAGTTCCCTTCCCAGCTTCTGAGCTGCCACCACGCGGTGGACATACTTGTGTCTGAGTGGCCCAGAGCTGAAGCGTGGATAACCCTTCTGGCTGATGTAGTACCCAAGCTCTTTCTGGAATCTGCCACGGACATCACGCTGCTTTCTTGAATTCATAAGGTTTAGTCTCTGACCATCGTGGTCCGGTCTTCGGCTCTACCTTCATGAGCACGTCCACTTCAATGGACTCCATGCACTCACGAAGTATCTGCATCTCTTCAGCCACCCGGTGCTTGGGTATGCTGATGTTGATTTCATCATGGACAGTGATGAGGAAGCGAGCTTGCCGCTTGGGGTGCTCATGGTAGCGGATGAGAGCTTCTTTGGTGCATTGTGCTGCACTGCCCTGAATGAGATAGTTGAGCAGCTTATACCCGAAGTCCATCCACCTGCCAAACTCTTCAGAGTAGCTGTCTGGCTCCTTATAGAAGCGGATGCCACCCCACGTGGTGATGAAGTGACCAGCCTTGGCTATGGCCTTCACGTGGTTATTCAGCCGGTCATAGTCTGGCAGCAGAATCTTGATAGCTTCAATGGCCTTGATTGCCGTGGGTCTGTCCACATTCAGAGCACCCATGACTGCTGGAATGCCACCACCATAGACAACTTGGAAGTCAAAATTCTTCACAGCCTGATAGGTGTGCTCATGCCCGGTGATGGCAGACATGCCACTGTGGACCACCTTATGCACCTTATAATCAGGATTGGTGTTGTACTGCTCCAGCATCTCACCGGGCACGGGCTCACCACACACCACCTTGCTGTCCAGCACTTCCACCCACTCAGGTGAGCCATCGCTGAAGTGAGCCAAGAATCTCAGCTCCTGTCCGTCATAGTCACAGTGACCCCAAACGTGCCCTTCATCGGGTAGCAGGTACTTACGCATGAGTGGGAGCTGTGGCACCTTGAGCCATGCCGGATGTACGAAGCCATCACCCTTGTCTTCCAGCTTCTTGGGTATGTTTTGGAAGTTGGGAGAGCTGGAGAGACGTGACGTGGCTGCCCCTTCTTCGCCACCACCGTGCCCACTGGCCTTCACCTGCTTCCACAGCGTGTGGATGGTGCCACCAGTTGCCTCTGCCTGTCTCAGCCACGTGAGCATGAAGGTGTTGAGACAGGTGAAGAGCCGGTTACGGTAGCCATAGGCTTGAGCCACCTTCTGGTCATTCACCATGTCCGGGGTCAGATTCTTCTTGGACACTGACCGCTTAGGTGCGGTATTCTTGCCACCCTTGGTCCACACCCACTTATCTTCATCCACCAGATTGTTGTCAGCCAGAGCCTGTGCGAAGTCATCATCAGAATTGAAGTTGAGGGTGGGGCTCTTCAACCGCTTCCTCAGCCATGTCTCCGTGGTCACCATCGCTTGCTGATAGAGCTTCACATCAGACCGGAGAAGAGCCAAGTCAGTCCGCACACCCTCACGCTCATTCTCAAGAAGAATGGGCATCAGGTGTCTCTCACGGTCATAGGCTTGAATCATGCCCGTCTCAACAATGTACGGATAGAGCTTATTGAAGAGTGCTTCAGTCCAGTCAGCATCTTTGCAAGCGAGCTTGCCCACAAGGTCACCCGGTGCCAGACTCACCATGGCATACCACTTCACACGCTCTGGCTTTGGATGGTTACCCGGCTCTCTTCCTTCGATGAAGGGTCTGGGGTCCGGCAGCTTATTCTTGCCGGTGCCATAGGTGGCCTTCAGCCACTCAATCACGTCATCTTTCTCATCAATCTTCACACCCAGCAGCAGCTTGGCTTGTGGCTTGAGCTGTAGATTGTGGCTGTGTGGGTTGTTGAGAAAGAGAAGGTCTTGCAGCTCATGGTACTTGGACCAGTGCAGCCGTGGCAGACCATAGTGAGTCTCAGCCACATCAATATCAAACTTGCCATTCTGGAAGAGCAGACCATCTACCTTGCCGGTCTTGGCTGCTTGATAGGCTGCTTTGAGAGCAGCGATGCCTTCAGCTTTAGTGCAGTTATTCTTGGTTGGATGACCCCATGAGTAGTACCGTGACTTCTGACCCGGATACTTGATGGCCACACCCGTTGCTCTGGGTGGGTAGACTGGCCTTCTCTTGATTACTTCACCCTCAAAGTCAATCGTGATGAGACGCGGAATGATGACCTTAGTGCGTGTCTTCCTAACTGCCATGGGGTGAAGCTCCTTGGGGAAGGTGGTGCAGTGAGTTACTTCAGCAGCTCTGACCGCTCGCGTGTGGTGCGTAGAACATTGAAGCGTCCGTAAATACGGAGTAGGTACTGCACTCTCTTCTTACCATCCTGCTCTTCTTTGAGTAGGACCATGCACTGCTTCTCAGTGGCCTTAGCCAGCTTGTCCTGAAGCTGAAGCCACGTCAATCCTGCCTTTGGTGCCATCGTGTCTAATCTCCTTTGCTGGGTGTGTCTCGCCAGTGCAGTTGTCAGCTTCTGAATTCCCTACGGTTGTGTGTGTCCACAGTCACGGACGCATTGCCATGACCCCATAAGATGTTGACTTCGGCTCATCAGCTCTGTCCATCAATCTGAGCTGCACTGGAGACACACACCCAACGTGTGTGCCCTGCTGCCTAATACTTGGTTGCGCGAGTGGACGAAGGAGCCGTCATGCCCTTGCTGGATGGACGTGCAGACTGCTGCCGTGAAGCTGGTGCCTTGGCTGCCGGTTTGCTGCCCTTGCTGGGTGCCTCAGCATCAGCCTTGAAGAAGGGATAATCAATATCCTTGGCTGTGTCTTTGTGCTTCTCCAGCAGAGCCCCAATCAGCTTGCGGTCCACTTCCTGAATGGTGGAGAAGTCCAACTGGTGGCCACCACCTTCCATGGGTGAAATCTCAACCTGAGTGACCACACCCAGCACCGGCAGATTGAATGTCT